TACTATTATATCAAAGATTCTTGATAATGTCAATAGAAACTTCGTATTTTAAGAAAAGATTTGTTGCTGCTACTGATAGGTTATCAGATTCGTTATAGGTTTCAGACCAAACGAATTCATCTCGAATATTGCCGTTCTTGTTTGGAGTAAGAAGATGTTTAAAGAAAACATCGTGAGGAATCATGGATATCCTGTAATCAGAATCTTCAATAGAAGAAGCATCAACTAAGGCCATCCAATCACACTTATTGTGTTTACCTTTTAAACTCCAAGATCCTAACTTACCGTTTGTGGATTTGTTTGCTGTTTTGACTTCGATACGACCTGGATAACGAATGATACCCAAGACGTCGAATGCGCCATTGACTGATTCACCTTCCGTTAGTTCAAGAACCTTTGATTCACCTAATGAACCAATGATTGATTTGTAGAGATCATTTTCTCCACACAACTTACCTTGTTTATGTTTATATAAAGCACGTTCAAGTAATTCTGTTAACTTATCCATAATCTACTCCTTAGAAGTTGTAGTCATAAAAACGAACAGGTTTATTTTCTAATAGATGACGTTGGCCGTACTTATTGAACCAACCTTTCTTTGCTTTACTATATCGAATACGTGTAACCACAGCATCGGCAATAGATTCGTAAGAATAAGATTGTTTGTTGTTATTAGTAGTATGTCCGAAGAATCCACCAACAACTGTTTCACATTTAAAATTGGGATCCAATGTTGCTTTCATTGGACGAACCTCTAAAGTAAGATCAGAAATAACCTTAGTAATTTCATAAGGACTAACATCAGAGTAACCGTAATAGTTTGCATATTTAAAATCAATCATTTATGTGTTTCCCATTTAGTTTATCAATTTATAGTACTATTATACCATAGTTTCTTTATGATGTCAATAGTTATTTGGGATTATTTACAGTATTCGTTGATTATTTTGCTAATTCTACCTGATTTCATAAATTTATGAAAGGCTTTAAATGCTTTTGTCATGTTGTCTCCTATATTGCGGTGGTTCTAATGCAACAATTGTGTTACAATTCTGTTACATATAAAATATATATACAGATAGGAGACAGTATTCATGAAAGTTATACTTCTCTTAATGTTGGTAGGATACCGTGGTTACCTTCATGTGATGGAGCAACCCATCCTTCAGGTTTCATTAGATCAGGTAACCCAAGCGGGTTGGGTCTTCCTTCTTTAATACCTACTTCTTTTGCCATGTTTGCTTTGAGAACTGCGTCCCAAGCTTTATAAGGATCGACTCCGAAGGCATCAAGAGTACCGATTGCCACTACACAAAGGTCAACTAAACCATCAACGATTTCTTCGGAGTCGATATCTTTTTGAGCAGTTCTTGTTTCATCAAGTTCTTCTTGTAGGAAGTTAACTCTGAATTCCAAGAACGCTTTCAACTTTTCTATATCTGAGTTTGCTACCCAGCTATGTGTTCTGTATTTTGACTGCATGTCAACAATATCTTTTACCCAATCTTTACTCATAATAATTCTCTCAATTCATTAAATCCACCAATTGCTTTACCATCCATTGTAATCTGTGGAAAGGTTCTTGCAGTTGGGAACTGAGTAAAGAACTCTTCTTGCGAAAAGTCCTCACCCATTGATTTATACACAAAGTCTAATTTCTTTGATTCACAAAGCTGTTTAGCCATATTACAATAAGAACAATTAGTCTTTCCATATATTTCTATCATACGAGTTTCAAACCACCAGACCCAGGTAGGATTAAACCAGTAGTTGCTTCAATTACTTGCTTCTTCAACTCATCCATTGGTTCTACTGTAAACATTACATGAGATTCGCCAATAACAACTGGTTCACGAGTTGCATAAGGTACGAATGGAACCATTCCAATTTTACCTTCACCAGCTGGGACTAATAGGATCGCATCAGTCAAAGTATAGAATCCTTTATCATAGGCTACTTTTGCTACAACCTCTTCGCCGGTTGATAGTCTTACAATTTGTATATCACTCATATTAAATTTCCTGTTAATTTGTTATTGTGTCTATTATAACACAGTTTAGGTTAGATGTCAATAGGTTTAACTGAAAAAGTCATCGAGGGTATTAACCTTCTCTGCTGACCATCCAACCGCATCGAGTATTGACTGTATAGGACTAAGGAATACTTTATCAAACTGAAGTTCAGTATCAACATAATCATGTAGTCCAAGTTGTTTTGGTAAAAGGCCAGGAACCGATATTACGTTCTCACGAATAGGATTAGGTACCTTTAAATATAATAGCTTGACTTTGTCTCCACCTTGTATCATTGGAAACTTCTTGCCAAGACCTTTCTCTTTAATGAAGTGGTTATACATCAAGGAACCACGAACATGCATTGGACAACCTTTTTTGTATAAGGATCCTTTTACTTGGTACTTCTTGAGTTCATTAACACCAGAAGTCTTAGCGATTGCCATAGGATCTAAGGTTTTGAACTCTTCCTTAAAATCTCCAATAAACGCTTGAGTTGTTTCTTCATCTTCATTCATAATGATTTCAAAACATTTCTTGAGTTTAGAACGACAGATCTCAGGAGTGGAAGATCTTACTGATTCTAATCCTGTTACCGATATCTTAGGAGTATCGTAGTGAACACCTTCTGAGTTCAATGTATTTAGTATGTAACGTTTCTTAGCAACAAAGATTGCTCTGTTAGTAATCTTTTCACGTTTCATTACCATTGCATTACGATAAGTACCAAGATCAGCAGCAAGCTTTTCGTAACCATCTTCAATGATCTGTTCAATTTTGGTTGAACATACACGATCAAGAAACTCTTCACCTTTATCTTTATCAATATCAGTCGTACCAAATACTTCTTTAATCATAGGACCAAAGTCAACATAGATTGAGTCAGTATCAATATAAACAATATAATCATGGCCTGTTGTACCAAGAACTCTGTTTAGGTAATTATTCACTGATTGCTCGGCACAACGAATAGCCAACTGACCACTTGTTGTAATCGCCTCTGCCATTTCATTAATATAGTATAAGAAATATACGTTAGCAGTAGCACCATACAAACTGTTCATGGCAATCTTAATTGACATTTGCGAGTTATGCAATTGATTAATCTCACGTTTAAGCCTTATGAGCTCTCGTGGATCTTTCTCGACCTCAAACTGTTGTTCAGCAAGGATCATCTGCTTTTTAATCACGGAACGGTTATTATAGTATTCATCAATGATTTCAGGAATAATTCCTAACTTCTTATTAGAAAAGCAAACACCATTAGCAGCAACAGAGACTCCGTTACGTTCATTCTGATATTCACCTTTGAGTACCATGTCCTGAGTTACATACTCTCGATCATCTGGCATATATGTTTCTGGTGACATATTAAATTGTAACATCAAGTGAGGATATAGTGAGTTAAGATCGAAAGAAACAACCCAAGGATGCATTCCAACTTTAGGATCTTTAACATAACCACCAACAAGATCAGCAGCTCTCATTCCTGGACCACCTTTCAGTGGAGGAACAATTTTATCTTTCATCAGTTTACGATATATGGTTGATTCCCAAATACCTACTGTACCAAATGCATCATTATAGTTTACACCACCATCATAGGCAACTGTACATACCAATGCAAGTAATCCTGTTTCTTCTTCAAGACGAGCAATCAGTTGAGTATCTTTTAAATTATAGTCAAGATACAATTGAGGATTCTCTTCCCATAATCCAGTCAGCGAACCATATTCAGAGTAATCAATTTTCTTTTCACCAAGGACGGCATAAGCAATATGATCTAACTTGTATGATTCTTGAGGACCGTACTTATAACCAAACTTCTTGAAACAATCCATGTAATCAATAACAGCAACACCCATAATACGATAGGTCGAGGCAACTTTACCAAAGATCTCTCGAGAGGATTGTTTAATTGATTTGTGTGGAGATAAACGCTTTGCGGTTTCTTCACCAAGGAGTGACCTAATACGAGTAACGATATATTGTATGTCAAAGTATTCAACGTTCCAACCTGTAACAATATCAGGATAGTCAGTTGTCCACAGTTTCATAAAGTATTGAAGTAAAGCACGTTCACCATCAATACCATCAAACAATACGAACTCAATCTTGTCTTGAGGAATATCAGTAACAGTTTTTGTCTTGTCATAATCTTTACGACCAAGTACATAATATACATCGTCTCGAGAACTATGATAAGCAATAGATGTAATCGGTTTATCAGCAGTGTCCATATTTGGATAACCATCGCTGATGTCTACCTCAATATCAAACGATACGATATTTACCTTACTTACGTCATATGTAATCTTGCCTGGGTATTCTTCTTGAATAAACTGAGTAACGTAATTCGTAGAACCAAACGTCTTCATACCGTGAACACCTTTGTATTCTTCGATGAAGTCCTTTGCTTCTCTCATATCACCAAACTTATGAGGAGATACGGGCAGCGAACTATCTAAAGAACGATAACCTTCTCCACCAGCTTTAGGTGTATTAATATATAGAGTTGGCTGAAATGGTACACGATATGAAAAACGTTTGCCGTTTTCGTAACCGCGATGTAGAATGTTGTTTCCGTATCTTTCAACGGATGTATAGAATTTAGTCAATGCCATAGTGCCTTTTTATATTTGAACAACCATTATATACTAGTTGAAGGTGAATGTCAATGGTTATTGTACTAACTCCGAGAAGTTCTTGATTTTCTCGAACTTGAGGTTGTTCTCAAACTTTTCAGCGAACTGATCTCCACGATGTGATATGACAAAGATATTATCATCGTTGTTCAAACCATGTAGTGTTTCAATCAAACTCTCAATACCAACTCCATCCAATGCACCATCGAGTGTTTCGTCAAGAATCAATAGATTCGTTGATACAGAGGATCGTAATTTAGCAACAGATCTCCAAGCCAACATGATTGATAACGTGATACGAAGCTTCTCACCTTCTGAGAACGATGCGTAGGTAAACTTGTCTCTGAACCTTGAACGAATTACTTCATCAAAGTTTTCATCGAGTTGAAAGTCAACGAACAGATCAAACGCAGCAAGATACTTGTTGATGAGTTTATTAATTACTGGAATGTACTGAGAAATAATCTTTGCCTTAATACCACCGTCTCTCAATATCAATTGAACAACGTTAAGTACTTCGTGTTCATCGAGAAGTTTAGTACGAACCGTAGTAAGATCATCAATTGATTTCTGTAGAGCAATAAGTTTAGATGTATCAACTTCTTCTACTTCTTTCTTTGCGTTTTCAAGATCCTTTTTATAACTCATCAACGCATTCTTTGCCATTTTGATTTCAGCACGAGTTTCAGAGATCTTAAAGTTAACTGACTGAATCTGTTCTTCTATCTTTGAAATTGAATTAAGGCGTTTGGTATGAGTCTCAATTGTTTCAGTAAGACTAACTAATCCATTCTCGATTTCATCTTTCTTTTGATTCTTTTCGAGTATTTGAGATTCTTTAAAGTCGTGAGCAATACCTTGCTTACAAGTAGGACAATCATCGTTGTGTTCATAAAAGGATAGTTCTTTCTCAAACGCTTTACGATTTCTTTCGAGTTCAGCTCGCTGCTCTTGTGCGGTAGTATACTTTGCCTTTTCAGCAGGCTTATCAGAAATATCATCATATAGAACTTTCATGATTTCGTCTTGTGCATCAATCGTTGTGTTCTTTATTTCAATAGAATCAATATGACCAGACATCTTGTCTTTGATCTTATCAACTTCGATAGACTTTAGATTTCGTATTGCTGCATCGCTGTCTTCTTGTGATACGATTTTACTATCAACGATTTCTATATTATATTTGTTATCATTAATATCAGTCTTGATACTCGACATACGTTCTTTTGCCAACGTACCCATTACACTGAATACCTGAATGTCTAATAAGTCTTCAATAATCTCACGACGTTGATATGCTCTCAATTCCATAAAAGGAATATAAGTAGCGGAACCAAGTACAACGATTTGATTAAAAGCTTTGAAGTTAATACCTAGAATAGATTCTTCGAGGAATCCTTGATAGTCTCGAATAGATGCGTCTTTATTAATCATAGCACCATTCTTCCATATCTCAAAGAGATTAGGTTTGATACCACGATTAATTTTATACTTATCACCACCTGCAGAGAAATACAATTCTACAATCAGTTCTTTATTATTAATCGAGTTAACTAACTGAGCTTTATTAATATTACGAAAAGGTCGACCGTATAGACCAAAAACAATTGCATCAAGTAAAGTACTTTTGCCTGAACCATTAGATCCTGCGATTAATGTACTAGGAACTAAATTTAGATCTACTGTCGTAAATACATTTCCTGTTGATAGTATGTTTTTATATTTTACTTTCTCAAAATTGATTCTCATTATAAACTCATTGCCTCATGATATAAATCGTCCAATACAGTTTTTACTTTGCCTTTATCAATTGTAGTCTCAAGACCATCAATGTATTGTGATAATATTTCTGTCGTATCTTTTGTTTCATCAAGTATCTCATCAACACCTTCTGCATCTAAATTCAGATGATCATCTACTGCTCTAACATCTACTGCTCCGCATTCAGACATGCGACCCATAAACATATCATAAAGATACGCGTTGGTTCTATTTTGTACAATTACTTTAACAAACTTATCACGATATTGATCTACGTCATAATTAGCAACATCATCAACTGTCCATGTTTCATCATCATAGAATACTTTATAGAATACTCGATTAGGATTCTCGATTTTAATTATCTCACGAGTCTCGGTATCAAATACATGGAAACCTCGACTACCTTTATAATCAGACCATGTCATTTCATAAGGTGATCCAAGGTACTCAACATTGCCATATCTTGAAGGATGGTGGAAATGACCAGAGAACGCAGATTCAAAATTCTTAAACACGTTCATATCAATACCATGCGTACATAACGCACCTTTCATCATCTCGAAACCTTTTACTTCAAGGTGACCCATCAATATAGTAGCATCAGTGTTTCTAACGACTTCAAGATTCTTTTCACCGTTCTCTTTGTTGAGCCACGGAAGCATAAGGAATTTTGTAGATCCTATTTCTAACTCAGTAGCGTCATCCTCATATAAAGTAAACTGAGGATACTCTTGAGTTAATAGATTCATACTATTGATTTCGTTAGTACTTGCGTAATAAGTATCGTGATTACCAATAAGACAATGGAAATCTATATTACGTTTTACTAAATTATCAAACAGGAATGACTTACCTGCAGATAAAGTAGCATAGTTGATATATTTTCGACGATCAAAAGTATCTCCAAGATCAAACACAGTAGTGATACCATGTTCATCTAAATACGGAAAGAATTCTTCTTCAAAAAACTTTCGTTGTACTTCATGAAATACTTTTGAATCGCCTCTAACACCGATGTGGATATCGGTAACGATTGCGATCTTCATATTACTCCTGGGTAACAGCTTGAGCGGTTTTAGCGTTATCTATCGCTGCTTGAGCATCCGCCATCATTGCTGTCAATTGGTTTCTTTGTTTTGAGACTTTGCCTTTCTTTGTCTTTGCTCGTTCCCATTTAAGTCGTGATACTTTATCCTTGAATACAACGCCATATAGGTGATCATATTCATGTAGAAAACATCTTGCGGTATAACCCTCAAATCTACCTTCTTGTGGTTTACCTTCTTCATCGTACCACTTTGCTTCAACCATATTAGGTCTTGGCATTTTAACGAACATGTCTGGGTAACTTAAACAACCTTCAACATCAAGTTCGGTTTCTTCAGATACAGAGAGGACTTCAGGATTCACGAACATCATACAGTTCTCTTTGCTTTCTCCAATAATAAACAATTTATAGTCAATACCAACTTGTCCTGCAGATAGTCCTAAACCTCTTTTGGAGACCATAAGCTCTACCATTTGATCCTTTGTTTCTTTTAGATCAACTTGCGGATTTTCAATATCAATATCATTCAACTCTTTACTCAGAATT